AACCGCGCATAGGGCAGCAGTACGGTGTCGCCCAAGATGACGTTGCTGGTCGCGGTCTGAATGCCGGTCAGGGCGTCATTGACGTCCTTCAGGATTTCATCCGGATAGCCCAACTTGCCGGACCAGAGCGTGGCGCCGGAGGTGGCGCCGGTCGCAACCGCCGAGGCGGTCACGGCGGAGTTGTTGAACAGGCCCTGGAAGCCCTTGGCCGTGTCGCCGGTGAGCGCCACGCCGTCAACCAGCTCCTCATAGGCGCGGCGGGCGCCGACGGCGCGGAGCGAGTCCAGCGAGATGTTGAGCATCGCCGCCTGGTTCACTTCTTCCCAGCCGTAGGAATAACCGCGCGCGGCGGTGTAGACCTGCGTCTCGAACTTCGAGCGCTCGTCCGAACCATAGGGCACGTCGTCCGAATCGCCGTTCATCCATTTCGCGCCGCCGAAATTCTCGTGCGAATAATAGGTGACGGTCTTGGCGAAGGGATTCGCCGAGGTGTCGATGCAGCCGGCGAGCAGATCCTGATACTGGATCTGGGTGAATTTGATCTCGTAGACCTGCGGCTCGATATGAGCCGTCTGGGACACGACAAAGCCGAGGCCGGCCTGAGCGTCCGCGAAGGGCATCTTCATGGTTCGGTCTCCTTACTTGAGCCGGATGATGGCGTAGGCGCCAATCGCTGCGGTGGTGTCCCACGCGGCGTTGGAGACGAGGACGTTACCGGAGGACACGTTGGTCCAGACGCCGGCGGGGGTGTAATAGACGGGATCGCCCGGGGCGACGGCGACGCTGGCGACAACCCAGACCGGGCCCTTGTCGCAAATGCGGATATCTTCGTATTGCGCGAAGATGTCGCCGTTGTTGGCGTCGCGCGACTGGGTCCGCAGCGAAATGCCGAGGAAGGTCGTCGCGGAGCCGTCGCCGATGGCCTTGGCGCCGCGATCGGCCGCGCCGCGCTGGACGGGCTTGCCGAAGCCGATGCCGGCGGCGGTCTCGACGCTGCGGGAGAAGGCGTTATAGCCCTCCTGCATGTCGGCCAGCATGCCGGCGCGGGCCGCCGTCATGGTGCTGTAAGTGCTCTGGACAGTGCCCATGGATCAGGCCTCCTTCTTGGCGACGCCGTTGAGGCGAGCCACGTAATTGTCATAGGCGGCGTCGCGCGCGGCCTGCGGGTCGGAGCCGTCGGCCGCCTTGAAGGGCAGCGAGCCGCTGATGGCGGCGGCGAGGGCGTCGGGCTTCTTGTCGGCGACCGCCAGCAGCGTGGCGAACGAGGACGCGACGAAGTCGTCGCTCTTGTCCTTCACGACGGCGTCGCCCAGCGCGAGGACGACGGCCTCGCGGCGGATCGCGGCGGTGGACTTGCCCTTGCCGTCGACGGTCTTGCCGGTGATCTTGGCCGCGTCGGCGATGACCGCCTGGCGCTCCTCGATCTTCGCTTCGATCGCGGCGTCGAACGCGGCGATCTGGGCGTCCTTGGCCGCGACGGCGTCGGAATGGGTTTTCTTCAGCGCGGCGATCTCGCCGTCGCGGGCTTCGAGCGTGGCCAGAGCCACGCCTGCCGCCTTTTCGCCATCGGCCACTTTTGCAAGGAGCTTTTCGATGGCCTGCGCCGCCTGATCGCTCACTTCAATCGTGAAGCCGTCCACGGTGATCTTGCGATCAGCCATCTGCTTCTCCTCTGGTTTCGCCGGTGGGGTGTTTCGGTCTCCGATCCGGCACTCGGAGCCAGCCCTCGCCTTGTCGACGAAGGCCAAATGATTTGCGCTGATGCCGCGCTGAACAGCGTCATAGGACTGGCCGTCCCTAGTCTTTCCCGGCGTCCAGTCGAGTTCGCACTCGTAGCCCCAGGACAATTCGCGCCGGCCGCCCCGCCAGTCGTCGATCGCGGCCTTGTCCATCAGCGTCAGCGGGATGCGGACATATTCGCCGTCGCGCGCGACCTCGCCGCCGGTCATACCAACCGAAAGCGCCTTCCAGTTCGCCGCGTTGACGTCTTGCACCGGATGCCCGTTCGTTACGGGCCGGTGCGCCATCGACGCGAGCGCGTCCTTGCTGAAAACCTCTTCCTCGGGGCGGTAGACGCGCACCTGCGCCATTTGCGGGCGCCCGACCTCGATGCCCGCATAGGTCTGAATGCCGGTGCGGGCCGTGCGGGCGTCGGCGACGAGATAGCCGTCGCGCGTAATGCGCGGCTGGGCGTCGAAGATCACCGTGTCGAAGAAAAGATAGGCCATTGTCACTCGATCTCGATCACGGGGCGCGGGATGCAGCGGCAATTGATCGGCTCGCCGGGCGAACCGTCGGACGGCGGGTCGTCCCACCTGAATTTCTTGCCGTGCCGCGCGAAATGCGACGGCTTGGCGTTCGGATATTTGCCGCCCGGGTCGCCCCTGACGCGCTCGTCCTGCACCGTCCACCACAGGTATTCGGTAATCCCGGCCTGCGTCTGGCGGATGCGGTTCAGATTGCCGTTGAACTTCGCGGCCTGGTCCCGCGCGATCAGCGCCGCACGGCGCTTCCCGAACGCGAAAGCCTGGTCCAGCGCCTCGGCGATGGCGGCATTCGATTTCCCTTGCGTCAGCAGGTCGATGATCTGCGTCTCGACGCGCTTGGCCACCTCTTCCGAGAGGCCCTTGATCAGCGCGACATTCTTCTGCGTCGCGAGATCGATCGACGGCGCGATCTCGGCCTGCGAAACGACGCCGGCGAGATTGACGCCGATCGCCGCATTTACGAGCTCGATCCAGCGCGCGGAATGCTTGGCGGCCTCGATGCGAAACAACCGCGAGATCATGCCGTCCGCGATGCCCGTCAGCCGCGCAAAGGTCTTGCGCAGCAGATCCATCGTCTCCCGGACGCCCATATCCTGCGTCAGCGTCGAGCGCGTCGCTTCCGCCGCCGCGAGGATTTGCCCCTGGTGCTCGCGCTCCGCATCAGTCAGAACCCTGGCGATGATGCGATAGAGCGCTTGCTCAGTCGCCTTGCGCCCTGTCAGGGGCCGCAACACGACGCTGCGCCGCTTGCCGGACCGCTTCGCCCATTGCGCGAGGTCGAACCGCATCAGTCGTCCTGCGAGGTGGCGTCCGCCTCTGCGCCCTTGACCGGCGCGGCCCCGGCGCCCATCGGACCGTCGCCCTCGATCGGGGAGCCGTTCGCTTTGGCTTCCTTCACGGCGGCCTCGAGGCCCGGATAGATATCGTCTTCGATCAGCTGCGAAACGACGCCTTCGGTCATCAGGTCGTCGGCGATCAGGCCGGTGTTGACGATGGCGGCAGTGGCCTGCGCCTTCTTCAGCGCATTGTCGGCGCGCTGCTGCGGCGTCTCCTGCCACAGCGACGCGAAGCGGTAGTCGGCGTTTTCCGGCAGCGTCAGGCCGTCGGAGGCGAACATGATGGCGTCGAGCCGGTCCAGCGCGGGCTTGATCTCCGCGTTCTGCTTCGCCTCGATCATGTCGTAATAATTGCGCAGGTCGCTTTCGCCGGTCCCATGCAGCCCCGCCGGCGTCTGGCCGAGAAGGCGCGTCACCGGAATATCGGCGGCGCCCGAAATCTCCTGCATGATGCGGATATGAACGTCCGACAGGCCGGAGAAATTGATCTGTTTCTGGTCGAATTCCTCGCCGTTGCCGAGCAGCAGCGTGTTGTTGATGCTCTTCAGCATCATGGCGAGGCCGAACCGCTTCTTGATGCGGTCCTCGCCGTCCTGCGTCGCCAGCCCGGACAAATCGGTCTTGATGACGTCGACCTTCGCTTCCAGGATCAGCGAGGCGATGACCGCCGTCACGCCGCCGGCGGTGTTGAGGGTCTGCTCGATCGCAGTGAAGACCGAATCGCCCCAGCGGTTGGCGGCCAGCGAGGCATAGGGCGGCAACTCCATGCCGCAGAACGGGATCACGCGCGAGGCGTGAACCTCGATCGACACCGATGCCGTCGCGTTGCCGCCGCCGTGCTTGAACGGCTGATAGAGGTAAATCTCCGGCTTGCCGAAATCGGGCGACAGCAGATCCGTGTTCCATTGCCGGATCGTCAGGTAAGGCGCGATCTCGACATGGAGATAGAGCAGATCGTCGGTTGAAACCTTGGCGACGTCGAGCGGCTCGTTCGGCTTGCCCAGCCGAGGGCTGACGCCGATCATGATCGCGGACGATCCAAACAGCCGCGCCCAGCGCTTGGCCTTGGTCACTCGCTCCCGAACGGCATATTTCTTTTCGGCGGCTTCGACCTGTTTGATGAAATCATCGTCGGCGGACCACGCCCGCCATTTGCGGGTCATGTCGTCGGTCGGGATGTCGATGATCTTCCGGCCCAGCCATCCGGAACGATACATCGCCTCCAGCGCCATGGGCGAATGTTCGATGACGGCCCAGCCGAACGCCGCCACCTTGTCCTTGTCCGTCCCGATGCCGGCGACGAGATTTTCGAGGCCGTCTCTCAACATCGGGTCATCGTTTCCTTGTGAGCATCGCCCGGACGCGCAGGCTCTCGAGCTTTTCACCCAGCGCATCGAACATGACGGCGGTTTGCGCCCCCGCCTCTCTGGCGTTGCCATGGGCGGCGGCCTTGACCGCATCCTTGAGCGCCTGGCGGGCTTTCATGCAGGCGGCGCAGGCCATCAGAGAACGTCCATGACGGAGGGGCCTGTCGTCAGCATCAATTCCGTGAGCGCCCAGACCAGCGCATCAGCGCGGTCCGGCGATTTGTCGCCCATATATCCGGCCGTCGAGAAGTTCGACATCTGGTCTTCAAGATCCGGGAATCGCCCGGCGTGAAAGACACGCCCCTTTTCGTAGAGCGCGGACACCGGTTCGGCGCGCACCGCCTTGCCTCGGGAGGCCTTGACAGGTGCGTAAGGTACGAGATGATCCGTCGTCTTGATGACGTGTTCGACCATGGCGCCGCCGAAATTATCCTCGGCGATGATCCGATCCGCCCCGAATTCGTGATAGGCCGTCACCGCCACCCTGCCCCAGCCCGCGGGCGAGAGGTCGCATGTCCGATCGGCGAGAATGTAGCCGTTGCCGTCATAGCCGACGCCGGCCACGACGATGCCGATGGAATCGTTCCTGCTGTCGCCCTTGCCGGATGCGCCTGACGGGTCCACCGCGACAACGACGCGGCGCATGGCCGGAACATCGCCTGGCTCGACCTTCGCCTTGTCGATCAGTTCGAAGGTCCACAGCGCGCCATCGATCTCGGCGACGTATTGTCCCTCGAAAAACCGCTTGCGATGCCGCTCCGGCAGGTTCTCCAGAGATTTCAGAAATTCGGGCGAGAGGTTGCCCGCATTGTCCCTCGGGTTGAGGAACAGCGCGCGATAATTGTCCTTGTCCGCCAGCGGCCGGCGCGAGTCCGGGTCGATTTGCTGGATGAACTGCCGATAGGTCCAGTGTCCGGTTCCGGACGGGTTCAAATCGACATATTCGCGCTGTTTCAGGCCATCGCAGACCTGCGCGAGGCGGGTTTGCGCGACGAGATAGGACGAAT